GATCGTCACGCACGCCGGGGACGGGCTGACGACTGAAATATCCGCCACGCGCCCGTCGGCGCTGCGTCCGTGGTACTCGTACGCGCCCACCGGCCCCGCAACGCTCAGCCCCTCAAAAGCCTGCTGCGCCCGCAGCCGCAAATCGGCATCAGACTCCATCTCCGCAGGGGTGGGCGGGATAGTGGTCTCGTCTGCTGGCGTGACGGTCAGCCTGGGGGTGTTGTTATTGGCGGCCATCACATCGAGGTCGTTACCGACAGAATAGGCAAGTGTTGTGCCGAGTCCCGCCTCATTCACCCGCTGCCGCCAGATAATTTCCCGGTAGGCGTTCTCCTCCAGATATTTGGTCAGCGGCTCCGACTCCAGCGCCAGCGTGCGGGCAACGGCCTCCTGCTGGTCTGCCGGAAAAAGCGAGATCAACGTCGCCTTGCGTTCGGCAAGGATGGCTTCGTAATCCAGCGCCTCCACAAAATCCGGCGCGGGGAGCTGGCTCAGGTCAATGCTGGGCATAGTTTCAACTCACTGTGATGGAAAAAGAAAAGCTCTCGCCGGTGTCGGTGATCTGCCCGGACAGCTCAACAATCATCTGCCCGTTAAACCACCGTTCCGTCGTGATACCGGTCAGGATGACGCGTGGCTCCCACTGAAGGATCGCCATATAGCAGGCCGCCTTGATTTGCAGCTCCAGCGCGGGGGTTTGTGGCTGGTCAACCATTGCCGACAGCAGGGAGCCGTAATTACGGCGCATCACTCGCGAGCCGACAGGAGTACGCAGGATATCTCCCATGCTCTGGCGGATATGCTCCGTATCGGTAAGCGTCTGACCGGTGTTGCGGTTCATGCCGATATAACGCGCCGTCATAATGGCGCTCCTGTCTGGCCGCCGCTGTCGCCTGGGTGTTTATGGGTGTGCAGCACTTTGCCATTTGAAGACAGAGAGCCGCCGCTGTGCGTGATATCGCCGGTCATCTTCCCGCCTTTCTGTACCTCAAGCGTGCCGGTGGTCAGTTTGTTGGTGCAGACCACCTCCGGCGTGTCGAGTGTGATCCGTGTCTCCGCCTTGACCAGCACAACCGGCACGGTCGCGGTGATGCTCTTTGAAGCGGTCACGTCAGCGGTTTTTATGCCCGAGGCGATCAGGGCGCTGGTTTCCGGCTCGTATTCAATGACCGCGCCATCAGGAAAATCAACGCGCCAGGCATCCGCCGATGCTGATGGCGCGGGGTTGTCATCGGAATAAATGCCGGGCAGCACAAAAGCCGTGTCCAGCTCGCCACCCACGGACAGGATCAGCACCTGCTCACCGATGGACGGTGCCCACCATGTACGCGAGCGCCCGGCGCGGTGCGTCAGCCACTGGAGCCAGTCGGAGGTATTGCCGCCGGTCTGCACACGACAGCGCCCCGCATCAAGGTCGGTTTCGACAATGACGCCGGTACGGATCATGTTGCGCAGCAGGCGCGCGAGTTCCTGCAGGGATTCGAATGTTTTCATACGGGAAAGGATGCCGCCGGGGCTGACCGGCGGCAATTCAGGCGGGTTTTGTCAGGAATGGCACAACGATTAATCAGAAAGGTAAGCGATAATAACTTCCTCAACGAGATGCCGGTCTTCATCAGAAAAGCCAAGCAACTGACGCACCGGGTAGGTAACTTCCTCGCCGTTACGGGATGGCCGGTCTTTCAGGCCAAGCTGATGCACGCGGGCAATGCGCTGCACTTTCCCTGTAAAATCCACCACCGCCGTGCTGTCTGTACCCCGCGCTTTCATGTATCGGCTGGCGCGCAGCTTCTCAAACATCTGGCGCTTAACCCGACCGTTTTTTGCTTTAACCGGCTGACGCTTACGCGCCTCGTACGGCGTGCCGTCCGGCGCTTTCTGCGATTTAATTCGCTTCTGCTGCCCGGCCCGCACCTTTTTAGCGATATCCGCAGCCATACGGCGACGGCCAGACGGTGACAGCGTGGCAATCAGCGCGGCGAGCTTATCCTCGAAGGGCTGTAAGTCACTCATCCCACTTACTCACCAGTTCGCCAGCGACATACAGCTCCAGCGGGCGCGTTACCGGCTCCGGCGGTGGCGGCTCGGGGATGTTCTGCACATGCAGCGCTTCCCCTTGCTGCTTAACCAGCGTGCGCTCGGTGAGCATCAGGCTGATGCTGATATCAATGCTGCTGTCGTTATTGATATCGGCATACCACGTAAACCCGCGCTTTAGTCCCTCATCCGTGGTCATGATATCGGGCTGATTTTCCCGCAGCCAGGCCATGATTGGCACGAGCAGCAGATCGATATCGTGCGTGTAGTCGGTCACCACCACGTTCAGTGTGTACCGCTTTTCAAACGACAGCGACGCGGCCAGCGTGGCGGCGATACTGCCGTTATCAACGAACAGCCGCAGCATGTCGGGGTTATTTTTCAGCGTCGGAACGGCGCGGCTCAGCGCCTGGCGTAACGAGTCTGGCTTCAGCATCTGTATCGTCCTGGCATTGCTTGACTACTTCAACCTGTAGCGCGCAGCTCTCTAATGCGCGCTCAAGCTGGCGAATGTCGGCGCTCAGATCGCCGTTGGTTTTCGGGTCACTGCCCGGCATCGGGCACAGGCTGACTTTCGGGCAACTGTTGTAAACAATCACCGGCTGAAGCGCAGGCGTTACGGACGTGCACCCGGCGCACAGCATCAGGGAGATCAGCACTGTACCAGCGGCGAAACTGTTCATTTTCATTGAGTAACCTCGTGATAGTGTTTTCGCGCCGTAACGCACGTTCACCGGCATCGTTCAGCTTCTGATTCAGCGCGGCCTGCGCCTGCTCGTTTTTATTTGCCTTTGTAACGGCGACAGTAAGCTGGTTTTTCAGCATGTCGATCACCTTCGCCTGCTCACTGGCAACACGGTTTGCCTTTTCAAAAGACTCCCGCAGATTGCCGTTGTCGTGACGCAGCCACCACAGCCCGAGCACGGCCATAACCAGTAACGCAACGAGCACTTTCATGATGCCCCCTTAAGACATACCGCCCTTTCACGGGCGCGACGGTTTTCCAGCCCCTGACTCCTGGCCCCATTCACGAACACCCAGCGGGGCAGCTGATCACAGGCCTGCCGCCACTGTTGCCGCTTGATAAAACCGACCAGCGTTGATTTACACGCCGCGCCGGTGCCAACGTTAAAGGCAAAGCTAATCACAGCGTCATAGACCGGCTGCGGCATTGCGACAGGTGCGCAGACCGCGAGACGCCGCTCCGTATTCAGTACATCAGCAATCAGGTTTGTCGCTGCCTGCCGTTCTGTGATGTCGCCTTTCGGCACCACCCCCGCAGTGTGGCCGATGCCCGACGTCCATACCCCGGCGCTGCACTGGTAGGGGCGCAGGCGGCAACCCTCCAGATCGCCGATGAGGGCCAGCCCCTCCGGTGAGGTCTGGAGCAGACGAAAGTCGGGTAACAGTACTGCCAGCGCCAGCACGGCGGCCACACTGCAACGTTTAATCACTGACATATTCACGGCCTCTTTGGTGGGGGTGCGATAATGACAGGCTGCATTTTTTTATCGGCTTCCAGCAGGTAACTCAGGTGCCGGTAGTACCAGTTCACGCCGACAGTAAAAATCACACCCAGCACGCCGAACCATGCGGCGACGTCCTGCGGTGTCATGGCCCCGAACGCGGCCAGCGCCACACTCAGCCAGTAGGCTAAAAACGATGTAATTCGCTCCATACTCAGTCCCATAGGTTTACAGTCTCTGATACCGGGGCCGCCTGCACCTCGGGCAGATCGACCGGCGTACCGTGCGGCAGTACCGCCCCCAGCCCGGCCAGTCCCGGATTGGCGGCAAGCACCTCCTCAAATACCCCCTCAGTGCGCCCGTAATACCGGGCGCAAATCATGTCCAGGGTGTCTCCCTGCTGCGCAACGACACGCATCAGATTTGCCCGACGATGCAGCGCGATTTCCCCTGGAGGCGGGCCACGGCCCAGCGCATATCCCGCCACATCTCATCAATCGTGGTGTCGATTGAGTCCGCTTTTTTATCGCCTTTCGCGCTGGCATCCACACCGCGATAACGCTCGTACAGCGTGGCCGTGGTCATCGCCGATACGGCACTGAGGTACTGGAAAACCCGCTCGCTTTCGCCGTCGATTTGCTCGGCCGGCACGTCAGCCAGGCGCTTAAATCCGGCGGCCATCTGCCGGTCGCGGTAGTCGTACAGCTCCGCGTTGGTTTCAGCCATACCCGTTTTGATGGCCTGCCGCAGCCGGGCCGGGGTAACGGTCTGCTCCAGGCGCATCAGCTCGCGCACGCGCTTCGGATCGATATCAGGAAAGAAAAACGTGTTTTTAATCACCGGTTCGTCGCCCGCAGGCGGCGGAATTACCACCGGGCCGCTGCTCTGCGGCGTGTCGTTCTGAATAATCAGCGTCATCATGACTACCTCTGAAAAGGGTGGGCGGTGGACGCCGGTCGCAGGGAAGGTGCAAACACCACCATTGACCGGCGTGCCGCCCGGCGCGGGGCGCATTCTGTTAACTGGCGATTTTTCTCGGTCGGCCACGTTTAGCCGGGGTCGCGCTCTTTGCTTTACGCGGGCGCGATGCCGCCGGGGCCGGTTTCGGTTTCGCCTCGGGCTTCGGGCGCAACTCGCGCTCAAGCCGTTCAATTTCTTTTTTCACACCCGCCTGACAGTCGAGACGCATTGCACGCTGCAGGTGCGCCAGCGCATCAGCAACCTGACCGCCATCACGCAGCACCAGACCGGTGATTTTGTGCAGCTTCGCCCGCACCATATCCGGCATGTCGGCGGATTCAGTCAGCGCCAGCACGTCAAGCAGCAGGCGAGCATCGACCGGCTCACCGGCGGCATGGGCGCGCATTGCGGCGAGCGCCACTTCCTCGGTGAACATATATACCGGCGTGCGGCGGTGTTTCCCCGGCATGGCCAGGCCAAACTGAAAGGCATAGCGGGCAATATCCAGCGCACCGGCGATATCACCGGCATCAAGACGCCACAGCATCACTGTCATCAGAATGTCGTCCTGCGCGCCTTTGCCCTGCTCAAGCGCGCCACTGACCCACGGGGCATAGAACGGCAACAGCTCCCGCTTAATCTCCGCCTTGCGCTCTTTCGAATGGATGGTTTTTAGCGTGCGTTGGTCTGCGGCCAGCTTAACCAGCATCTGCTCGTAGGCAGTGGCATGTCGCAGCGGGTTTGCGGCCCGCTGCGTGGTTGTGGAGGCCGAGACCCGCATCATGTGACGCTGTGCGGGACTCGTCATCGGTTACGCTCCTGCTTCCGGCTCGGCTGCTGCCTGCGCCTGGGTGAAGGTGCCGACCTTGATGTTTTCCACCACGCAACCGGCGGCGTAGTCTTCCACCACAAAATCGACGTTCATCGACTCGTAGTTTTCCACGCGGTCGAGCTTGGCGTTTTCGTCAATAACCCGGCGGTGACTCTCGTCCAT